AGAGAACAAACCTGTTAGTGACACCAAAGTGGTGTGAAGACTGTCGAGGCCCTTCTTCAACGAACCATCAGCGACACTCTGATCAAAGAAGCCCTTGAACTTCGTCAACACATCGCTAAGAGTCTGACCCAAGATCTTCATAGCGTCAGTGACAGCGGCGGCCTTCAAGAACGAAGTCAAGAACCCCGATACACCAGGCGCTAGCTCACGCAAGAAGTCCTTCACGCCGCCAAGCGCGATCTTCAGGTTGTTCATGTTCTCTGTGGCTGTGAGGGTCTTCGAAATCTCGTTGATGAAATCGCTCGTTGCCTGCGCAGCAGTGTTAAGCCCATCCGACAAAATCGGCATGAGCGTCTTCAACGACTGAACGGCGGGCTTAAGACCCTTCTCAAATGTGTCCGACAGCCTTTGCTTCAACTTATCGAACTCAGCACTTAGCGGCTGGAATGCCTTCTTAAGACCATCGAAGCCCAAGATCAGGGCAGCGATCGGTCCTGCAACGCCTAGAATTAGCGCGGGCAATCCACCAAGTGCGGCCGCAATGATACCAACCAAATATGTGATGGCGCCAGCAGCAAGCAAAATCAACGGAACCCAAATCGTCAACTGCACGATAAGGGCCGTCAACGAACTGCCGAACGAACGCATCGTACCAGCTAGTTCACTTCCCATCCTGGAAGCCATATCCCCAAGCTGTGACCCAGCCCTCTGCGCCAAATCACCCAGCCTGAACAACGTCTCAGAGAAACGCCCTAGACGCTTCCCTGTTCCATCGCTTTCATCACCAAGATCCTTAATCTTCTTGGTGGCCTTGCCAATTTCCTCTCCAGCCTTCTTAACGTCTGCTCCGACGTTCGCAAGCCCAGAGTTCTTATCGATGTTTACATTGACCTCTTCGTCCTGAATGGACTTCAACGAGGCCTTAACTTCCTCTACCTGAGCATGGAACTTCTGAAGGTTGAGTGATACCTCAACCTCCGCATCCATATTCTCAACTTCCCTGAGCTCCTTCTCAACCTCATTGCGGAAGTTGTCAAGGTCAGGGACAACGCGTACGGAGACGCGACCTACCTCAGCACCACCTGCACCAGCCACGTCACGCCTCCTTCGCTGTGTCGTCTACTGCCAATTCTGTCATTTGTGCCTGTACCATCTGTGCGAACGGGTTGTTCATGTTTTCACGCTTACGACGCTCTGCATCGCCCGGACGCGGAACAGGGACGGGTGCCTTGACCCTCTTCTTACTATTTACCTTAGCAAACATGTAATTATTGACCTGCATCAAGTCCACCAATGCGGCCATCAAATGCGTGTTCACATCCCAATCACGATATTCACCGCCACCTTGCACGGCGCTGAATGTTCGAGATGTGTGAGGAAGCTGACGCGTAAGAATGGCAGCCTCCCAGATAGGAAGACTGCCATCGAACTTCAAAACGTCCGTGACGCGCAGCCCATAGAACTCTCGGAAATCCGCTAGCATCTCCTCAGGATGCTCGTGGATTAGCTTTCCGAGGAAGAGGCTTCCCCCAAGTTCACCGTCTGGAAATAGTCAGTGAAAACATTGAGTGCAACAACAAGGTCGTTGCGAATGCTCTCTGTCAACTTGAACACGTTATCGTCACCAACAAGCTCAATGATTTCCAGAACGGCAGGATGGATGCGCTTCAAGTCCTCGGGCGTGAAATCGTGATCCTTCTCGAAATCGAATGCCTTCGCCAACTCAAATACACGCTCACGAGCCTCAGGAGCAATACGAATCGGGTTGTAGAGCTTTACGATCTCGCCCTCAACGCGAATCTGATATGATTCGTACAAGTCCTCAGCGGCATCGAGGAACTTTCCAAGATCCACAACATTGGACTTCTTAGCAGCGGTCTTCGCCATGTAACACCTTCCAAATGAAATATGCCCATAAACACCATCACGGTGCCTATGGGCATACTACATAATGCTTAGAGATCAGCTCTCAGGAGTGTAGGCCGCAACCTTAGTCCAAGAGTAAATTGGCTGGCCAGCAAGCTTCAAGAACGTAGCACGCAACGGGAAGGCAGCGAACGAATCCGTAGCCAACTGAATAGCGTCCTCACGGCGAATGCTTGCACTTGATGCGTGGAAAGCGACACGGCGCGGACCATCGACAATGATCACCAAAAGAGCACGCTCAATGGTAGTTGTCGGCGCGTCCGTCACAGTGATCACACCATCACCAGGTGACGAATCAGTTACGCTGTAGTAGTACGACAAAATCTGCTCATCGAACTGCAACGCATTGAAGGTCACGAAGTCACTAGGCGCCTCAGTCACAACCTCACGGAAGGACGCGTTGCTCCACGTACCCTGAACCTCACTGTCACCACCATCAAAACCGAACTGCGGTAGATCATCGCGGGACGTATGCCCAGCGCTAACCCAACCCGGGAAGTGGTCATCGTCCATCGCGACATAAGACTCAATTAGAGCATCGGCAGGGCGGGCCGTACCTGGTGCCGCGAAGAAAATGAAACCTGTACCCGGAGTGATTACCGCACTATCAACGTGGGGCATGGGTATTTCTCCTTACGAAATTGGAAGGGGTCGAAACCCGAACTGAATCAGGCTCTGCACTCGCCATGTGTTGTCATACGGCGAGTCGAACTGTGTGATTCCGAAGGTCTGCTGATATGAGTGCAGATAACCAACGTCAGGGACGACAGTTTGGTTCTCGACAGCATTCCACAAAACGATCTGTGCGTCCTCAAGGAGGCGCTCAGTATCCTCATAACAAACGTCACCATACGACGTCAACTCGACCGTCCCGCGGTCAAGAAGCTTAGGGTTAACGGGGTAGCCACCCGCACGGCGCACCTTCAACACAGGATAGTGTCGGTCCCCAACGGCAGGCATCCATGAAACAACCTGGACATCCGGGAATGCTGTGCGCAGCAAAGGGATCACGATATCCCCGACTAGCGGCATCTGCATCATGTCACTGACCATCACAAAACTCCTTCATGATACCAATCAATGAACAAATGCAAACCACGGACAAAGTGACGACGCGTCCCGAGCTCTTCACGTCCCAAGTAATGGCCGAACTCAATACTCAAAGCAGCCTCATCAACCAAGGACACAAACGTATCGACAGTTCCGCGTGACACTTCAATATGCGCCGCACCCGTCTTACGATGTGGGGCCAAGCGTGCATTAGCGATCAAGCCGATTTCCTGGCCGACACTGTAGACGGCGCCACGAACACCCGGAAGGTGAGAAATCTTCTTGTTCAGTTGCTTCTCAGGCATCAAGTCGATCATGTGCGCCTCAACACGTACTCAATGTGCGCAGTGTTATCACTGCCGTTGTAACGGCGCGCGTGGCCAAGAACACTGAAACGCATTCCACGCCACTCAACCTGAGCCTCAAAACCAATTACACGCGTGTAAGAACGTGGAGGACGAAAGCGATACACCTGTTCGGTGTCATAGCCCTCTTCATCCTGCTCCATGCGCCTAGCCGATGTACCACTCTGTGCGGCCAACTGCACAACACAATTATCGAGCGTCTCCACATCAGTGGTGCTGGCGCGATACATGGGATTGCCCTGCGGAGATGTCCACGCTTCCTGATGATAGACCGTGACAATCTCACGACCCTTGTCAAGTAGGCTCATCGCACCCTCACAGTCCAACTGTAAGATGGCGGGCACCAATAGTGGGCATCAGGCTGACGAGCGCCTCCCTCAACCCTATCGCCGAAAGGGGACACAGGGATAATTTGGAACATCCCTCCACCGCCAAACAACCAATCCCATTCCTGTGGCAACAGGTCCAAATACCCTGACGCTCCATCCGTACTACGTGTGTACGAATAATTACCGTCAGTTTCTGAAACGTAAGCCTCGGGGTTGCGAAGCACACGCACAACGGCGTTTACTTCGATCATCACGACCAAGCGCTCAGGGATCGTCCCTGCCGTAACCTTATCATCCAAGTCAGGGATACGGATGCGAATTAGGGTTTCAACGTCTTCTAGAAGCTCAGTGACCTGAGCCTCCTCTTCAGGAGTTAGGTCACGGCCGATGCGGGCTTCAACATCCGCAGGTGTAGCGTAAGCCATGAATCCTCACTTCTCGTATTCACACGGTTCAGGGAACTGTGCACGCACATACTGCCCAATCAAGCCGTATGTAAAACTCTTATCAGATGTGCTGATGAACTCCTGACGCTCAATCCCCTGAGGGAGAACATACAGTTCATGCACCTTCACATCCTTCGTGCGCGACTCCCCACCCCAATTATAAAGGTTACCTGCGAGAGTAACATGATGAAGCCAAGCGCCATTTGGTGCCGGTGTCTGGAAATTCGTGAAGACATCCACCAATTGCTGCTTAGGGATAACGCACGGAATGTGTAGTTGGTAATTGATCGTGGGGAGACCAAGGTCTAATAGGATGTCGCGTGTCGTTGCCATGGAGAACGCGAACGACGGTCCAAGTGTGTTACATGTACTAAGCGCCCAATCCAACGGGCCCCAATTCAAAATGGGCATTTCCTCATGACGCTTCATGATGAAATGATCGTCATTGAACAAATAGAATGTGTCACTGACATCAGGGTGCGTATACGCGGCCCACTGATTACGCAAACTATTCGGGTGCTTCTGCCCAGGGATTTGCTCCGTCGGGATGTGAATTACATTTTGCACCCATGAAGGCTTATGTCCCGCAAAGAACACACGATCATGCTTAAGGTTCTTGCTGAGTGACCTCAATGAAAAGCGAAGTTCTTCATTGTCATCTGAAGGCCTCACAATATAAACTACATCGGTCACGACTCAATCCTTATTTGGAAATGGAAAGGGAGGGCCACCCGAAGATGACCCTCCCATTCACGTCAGATCAGCTCTCGTCCGCTAGCGGGTAAGTCTCGGTAGGAACAGTGTCCCCACCACTCTCACCAGCAGGAACCGTAGTTCCAGGAACGATAGAAGCGTTGTCAGTTAGGCGAACAAACGCGTTAGGGTCAACCAACCACCCGAAAGTAGTCTCGATCAACACCGCAATCTGGTTCGTCTGCCATAGGTTCACCTGAGTACCGTCAGCAGCGTCAATGACACCAGTGTCGGTAGCCTTCATGCGTACCTGGTCAGCGTAACCATAAATCAAACGTGTCCAGTCACCCAACACGGCACGAGTACCAGTGTCAGTACCGCGGCCAAGGGTACCCGAAACCGCGCGGCCCTGCTCAACAGGAAGACCTGCCAAAGAACCAAGAGACTGCTGCGCCAAGTTCAGAGAACCCTGGAAGATCAAGTTACCGTTACCAT